TATCATATTTTGGTATGTGAAATTATTGTTTTGAATTCCAACATCTTGATACATTGTTAGATATTTCCAAAATAAAGATTGTAGAGTTGGGTATCCACTTGTTTTACCGTCAGATGAAATTTGTCTATTCCTAACATTAATCATGTTCATCCAAAACGTCTTGTAAAACTCAAAAAAGTTTTCTATTTGTGGTTGAGGATTAATAAAAGTCCAATCCGTACCACCTATTTGTGGATATGGTGAAGATAACCCTGTAAATGGTATTGGGTAGTTTTGTGTGTTAGACATGTACCAAACATCATAAGCCAACGCTTGTGCAGGATTTAAAAATATATCAGTATTCTTAACATTTAAAACATATCTATCATCACTAATAGTATAATAAGCGTCAAATAAGTTATCCGTGTTTTTTCGTAAATCACTTGTTTGGTCATACCAACTTTTTTTGTTGTCATTTTCTTTCTTAATTGAAAACCCAAGTTCCATAAATGGAAAATCTCGGAATCTTTCCAAATATTTTTCACCATAAGTAAAAGGTTCTAAACTTGTTTGTATACTAAGATTTTGGCCTGTAAATGTATTTGTATTTACGGAAACAATTTGTGGACTTCTATGTTGTGGTGTTGACTGTATCCAACCCGCTCCTTTTTGAAAGAAGTAATCATTACTATATGTTGGTTTAGTTGGGTATCCTTCGTTATCCACGGGATAATCATTTCTAGATGTAGTTACCTCTTCAACAACTTGTTGTGTCGTATAACCAGTATATGTATTACCTAAGAACCCGTAAACATTTGTTGAGTCTAAAGCCGGAAATTGTGGAGCGTAAGTTCCACCTGAAATACTTCGATATAATTGATTAAATCTATCCATGTTTATCTTGGAATCAACCAAATAAACATTTTCATTAAATTCAAGTAACGCTTGTGGAGTTCCAATAAAGTTTAAAAGAAATTCGATTGCCTTCCTTGTTCCTTTAGATTTAAACAGATACGCGGAATTTAATATTAAATTTCTATAGTATTGGTAATTTAAATCTAATCTTGTTTCATTTGTTGAATATGCAGGAAACGCATTTTCTGTAGTTCCATAAACTGATTCTAAAAACGCCGAATCAGCTATCGGTGATATGTTTGTTTTCCACCCTAAAGTTTCCGCAAATTTCGTAAGAAGTCCTGAATGGATATCATTACCAACATTGTAATTTACAGATGTAACATGTTGTATAGCATCTGCGTATTTTTTTGTTTCGTCAAAACTTCTCCCATATATTTTTAATACCTTATCAACTTTTTGGTCTGAGGTATCAAAATCTTTAAACGCATTTGTCGTATAAAATCTAGATATGATATTTGTCCTGTAGTTATCAAAATCTAAACCTAATAATTGTAAACTTTCAATATAAGTAATAAACGCATTTGTTCTAATATCTAAATTCCAAGGACCATCTAATGGAAAAGTAACTGTTTGTGTTGCATTATAAATTAATCCAGAGTCAGAAATTGATGGGACTGTTGCAGCATAAGTGTAGATAGGTTTAACCATTCTATTCAACAAAATTTCTTCAACTTCACCTAATTCTAAATTAAAAATTTCATTAACAATCGTATCGTTTGGTCTAATTAAAAAGAACTCACTATATGTCGACAATCCCGAAAAAGGATTACCCTGAACATAAATTGTTAATGTGCCAGCACTTATAGAAGTACTCGGGTCCATGAATGTTAGTGGATAATAATTTGAATTTAAAACTAAAACATAACTTAAAAATGTTTTAGACATGTCCCTATACTTTGAGACACTAAATTCCAAACTCTCAATTGTTTGTGTTGAAGTTGTTGTATAATTTACTGAAAAAGGATTTCTAACAGTTTCTAATGGAATAATTAGTTTTGTTTCATTTTCATTAACATTATATGTTATACCTGTTGCCGTAGCTCCTGTAGTAAAGTTTGGTCGGTATTTAGATACATCAATAGAAGCTGGAAAATAATTTATAATATTTGTAATAGCCGATTCAAACCTTTTTGATAAAGAACCATAACCGACAAAATTTGTAACATCTGTTTCGTCAAAATTTGGATATAATTTAAAATTTTTATCAAATATAGACTTTGCTTGTATTGTATCTTGGAAACCAAGAGTTTCTAATGAAATTGGTTCTGAAAATACCCCAACCGAAAAGTTCCTATTACTTTTTTCAGTTATAACACTTGTAAATGTGAAATTACCTTGCGTTAACCCACCACCATCGGTTATTTGTAAACCGACAAGGTTATCCGAAAATGTTCCTGAACCTGATGGTCTTTGTGGTGGACAAGTGTAATTAGCCATTAAGCAATGATATTGTCAAAGTTTTTAGTGAAATCAATGTTATTATTTCTATCTTGTCTAACTTCATACAGAAGTTCATTAAATTGGTCTCTAATTTCGTACAAGTTATATTGTTTGTAAATGTTGTTATCACTATCATAGATTGTGTATATACCATCTTCAATAGATTTAGTTTGATTACCATAAAGAGCAATTGCTAAACTTGATGTGTCATATTCTACAATCTCAACCTCAATTACTGTAGGGTCAAAAAATGTATTAGTAATAATAACGTTTTGTCCTGGTGAACCAATGAATGGTGTAACGTTTGGTTTATTTGATGGTGATGAACTTGGTGATACTGTGCAGAACATTAGATTAGTTTCACTATCTGTATATCGATATCTTACCGCCTTATCACTTGTATTATTAGTGTTTGCTAAAATTGCCTCACAATAAAAAGATGAAGTTATTATTCTAAAAAAATTAGTAACTTTAGAACCGTCATTATTAAGGTATTCAATCCTATATCCAACTAATCCTTGATTAACAAACTTATTTAAGTATTCTGATGGAACATTATTTAAATCAATAATAATACCTCTCACATTTGGTAAAGCAGATAAAACTCCACAATCAGTAATTGATGTTCTGATTTGAGATGGACGTAACATCAATGTATAAATCCCCAAATTGTTAAACTCAGTTGATGGTAATGTAAGATTATACAATCCACCTAATATCTCAGTAGTTGTTCCACCAACACTTGAATTACTAAAGTAAGGACGTAGTAACTCAAGTGAGTTTAATTTTTTCAAAACAAACCCTTGGGTGTCGTCTCTTGATGGTGTATAATTTAATATTATTTCAACATCAGCAGGACTAACGTCCGCCAATCTTATAGTTCCGTAATTACCAGTTGCCAAGTTCTTATTACTTTAGTAGTTTATTTTTATAAATAGTTAAATTTAAATTTCTTATCCCTGTTTTATAATGAAATAGTTATATCCATAATTTAACAAATCACTTAAATTAGAAACTTCACCTAATCTCAAAAAGTTTTCAACCCCTGAATTTTTACCACGTTCAACAAAAATTGAGTTGTATAACTGAGGTTGGTCAATAACATTCATTAAAGCTTCATTTTTAGTTATAGCACTAACTGAGAACATATCTGAAGTCATACCTGAAGATGGTAATACAAAAATTGTTGTTCCATCAGGATAATCTTGGTAGGTTGTTCCATTTATAGTATACGCAGTATAAGCACTACTCATGGATTCAATCATACCATATTCTCGTTGTGGTAACGGAACTGTTTGTCCAACAACAAATTGACTTGGTCCATAAGTTCCTAAATCATTTAATCTTGATGTAGTGTATCCAGTTACAAAAAATGGAACCTCAGTATAGAAAGAACTTACTTGATACGCTAACTGATTATAAGCATCCCCTGTGAAAATAAAATTATATGATGACGGAGTTGCACTCCAACTTCCATTAGTATTAGCGAATGTTACGGTTCCATATTGGTCAGTATTTTCAGGAACTGAATATGGAACAACAATATTCTTTTTGACTTGAATAACTCCCCATAAGTTTGTTTGCGTTAATGTAATTGTATAACCTGTCGGTTCAGGTAAAGGTCCTGAATAGTTATGTGTAATTTCTTCAGGATAAAATGTGGTAATTGTTTGTGTTGTTCCGTCCCCCCAATCAACTTGGTAAGTCGAGTTAAACAAATAAACATTTTCATTATCTGAAGTATTAAGTATTTTAAAAGTATATGGATTTTCTATTGTAGAATAAAACAAAAAATTTGCAGACATATTTTCTTGTTTTATCTTACCATCAAAACCATCATAGTATCCAATATCTTGATATTTTTGTTTTAATAAAATTGGTATGGTGAGACCTGTTAATAAAGAGGAACCATTAGGACCTCCTTTAAGAATGTTTGTTAATCCACTGTAAACACCAAATGTATAACCACTATATGTTTCATAAACAATATCGTCTTTTAAAACTTCAGGTGATATTTTAACTTTAAAAATTTCCATTATATTGATGGGTTTATATACTCATACCATTCGATAACATTTTCTTGTGTTGCCGGTTGGTCCATAAGTGTTATTTTATATGTGCTATCAACATAATTAAAACTAACTCTTCTATTAAAAAAATCAGTTCCTAAACGATATGGTGTTGTTGATGTTGTTTGTTTTTTTGTTGTAAAAGAAGTAAATTGTCCGTTTGACGCATCAAAAAATTTAAAGTAAATGATGGTAAATCAATTTCAACAGGAGTGATTTGATTTGGAAAAGTATATGTTGTTTTATTTGGTCTTTTATTAAGAATTATTGTTAAATAATTTTTTTTTGTTTGAGGATTTATTGTATCGTAAAAATCTAATTTAAAAAAAGACTTATCATATATTTTCGCATTGTTATAAAGTTCTCTCTGAGTAAATCGACCTGAATCAGTATAATTTAAAACCCAATCATTGTTAGTTGTTGATTTAAAATTAAAATTATAGGTCAATGGTAAGGTTATATCATTGTTAGGATTTTGAAACATCTCAAATCTTCTAACCTCATAATCATTTGGAAACCCCAAAATTTTATTTAGAACCTCCTCCTCGTACTTAATTAAAGTATCTTCTCTATCCGAGAAATCCCAATTCATATTAATTGGAATATTAATATTCCTACTAATATTTTTATTTGTTAATTTAATCTTATTCACAATCGTCGATTAATGGGTCATTAACTAATGTTGAATTTTCATTGATACTACTTCCTTCAGGTATCAATCTAAAAATAAAATCTTCAAACAAATAGTGTTTATTATTTAAAAATGGATTGTCAACACCTACACCATCAACATCAATATATCCATACGTGTAAATATCTCTCCAAAAAAACTTTTGATTATACGCCGAGTAATAACTATAACTTGGTAGATTATATACTAAAACATCTCTATCAACATTTTCGATATAAGATGAAAATGTTCTTAACTGAAACTTGTAATGTGTATTATAATAATAACCCAAAGAACTATTTGGTTTTACATCAAAAACTTTAGGATTAAATGTTATTTTATGATAATGTAAACTTAAAACTTGTTCTTCTTGTGTTGTATCATTCCATTCACATAAATCCCCATCAATTAAATCATCAACCTCTAATGGATTATTATAATAAAATCTAATAAGTGTTCCAGCAGGATTTCCGAATGAATCTATAATAAATGGACCAGGTCTATTAAAACCTGTTTGAGTAATGTTTGTATCACTATTTGGATTACCCCACCACGTATTTAATTCAGGTCCAAGATTAAAACCCCACCCTTTTTTTAATGGATTAAAAAATCCAAATCTTCCTCGATTAACAGATGTAACATATAATTCAGTTAAAGGTCTATTTAAATTATCTTTTAATCCGTTTATTGAAAACGTATTTTTAAACGATAAACTATAACTTTGTGTCCCTTCTTTTAACGATGTTCGAGCATTTAAATTTGGTGTTAACCCTTTCGCCTCATATTTGGTAGTTCTTCTAAAAGCATTATTTTCAAATGCAGTTTTAGTTAAAATAGCGTCAGTATAATTTGTAATAATCTTATGTCTTCTAACATAATATTCTGATTTACTTTCAGTTGGGTTTTCTTTATTTGTAATTCTTTTTAAAGTTCCTTTTTGTCCATCAAAAAAGATATCACATAAGAAACCAATATTAAAAATCATGAAAACATTTTTTTCAGAATTAGTGTAACCATTACCTAGTCTATAAACATCAAAAATATTAACACCATCACAATTTAAAGAAAGTTCAACACTTTCTCCAACACTTAATCCGTGGTCCATCGCACATTTAAAGACAATAACAGGTTGACCATTAAATTTGTCATTTGAAATAACAAAAGGAATTCCTTGGGAAACAGTCCATGTAAATATTTCCCCGTCTTCAAACTGATATTCCATCGATTGATTAAAATATTTTTCAGACGGATAACTTAAATGAAAAAACCAATTATAATATGATTGTTCTTTAGCGTCAAATAAGATATGATACTGAGGAATTTGACCGACAAGTGGCTGGGTATATCCAACTACATTAGAATCATTTCTTATAAAATCAAATTCATGATATTGTGGAAATCCTCCCCACGCAATCTCATTACTTGGGTCTTGTTGGTCATTTTGTAAAAGACGATAGTATAAAGGATTAACATAATAAAGATTTCTGTTAATCGGGTCGTAAGGACCAGCTTTAGGTCCCGTAAGTCCACTATATGAATTTTCAAATATAAATGTAAACTTACATGTCGGCACAAAAGTATCACACTCTTGTCTTTCTCTATCAAATAAATTTTCTAAATCAACAAGTAGATTTCTGTCATATTCAGTCATCTCCTTTAATGTTGAGTTTAATTCAACTGATATTTTAGAATCAACATCAGGTGCTCCCGCATATCTTGCAGAACCTTTTACAATTATTATTTCGTTAGAGTTATTCAATTATCAATTCGGTATTAACATATTTTATTCTAAACTTATCAATAGCACTTCCTCCCTTGACTAAACCAAAATAGAAGTGTTGTGGTGCACCAACAACAAAAGTGGTATTATTACTAAATGTCTGTGGAAGTGCAATTGTTGGTATACCACTTGAGAAATTAATTAATGTTGCTCTAAAATAATTAGAGTTATTACCGTCAGGTTGGAAATAATTTGAAGATGGATTAAGTCTATCCATATTCTGATATCCATAAGAAAAGAAATTAGGCGGTATTGACGGGGTATCCGTAACCCAATCATTATTTTGATTTCCAAAAATTGTAAATTGGTCAATTTGAGAATAGTCTTCAGTATCAAGTTGCCACTTATAAAAAGGAACTGTTTGAGTTTTTTTAGGAATTTGACTAAAGTTATAGTCAGGGTTTTGGTTAATTGATGCGTTTGGATTCCATATAGTTCTTCTTGGTGTTATATAGTCCCTATCCTGAGTATTACCAGTTAAGAAAATACCAAATAATGGTTTAGCGGAAGAACCTCCAAAATAAACTGACTGAAATCCTGAATCTAAAGGTTGAGCGTAGTTTGAAACACTAAATTCACTAATACCAAATTCAGAATTTATTGATAGCATTTGAGAATAATCTCCATCAACAAGTGCTGGTAAACCACCTGAACTCCATCTTTTATTAGTAAAAAATGTTGCTAATACAATTTCGGGTAACAATGAAATTAATAAATTATCAATAAAACTATTATTTACCAATCTACTTAAAACAAACAAATTAAATATTTCACTAATATCTTTAAATGAAGTTGATGGAACCTTTGATACTATGTATCCATCATATTCATCATTATTAACAAGTTCCTGTATAAAAGTATCTTTAGCTCCTAAATCCATAATAGTTGTTGGTGCTCCTAAATACCTTTTATTACCAACTTTACTATTTATTAGTCCTTCAAAGTATTGTTTAGAGGTTTTACCCATAAATCTTTGTCCATCCCAAGGAGAACTTCTGTAATAAAAATTTTGAGTTGTTTCATGTGAGTAAATTAAAGTTTTACAGAAAACACTAAAAGGTTGATTATTTGAATCAAATAATCGTTTGTTTTCAAATGGATACGCAAACAACGTTCCGTTAATCCAATTATTTGAAAAACTATGTGAAAATACGTCAAGACATATTGCATTTGAAATTTTATTTCTAGTTGACCATTCCTGAATTAAAGTAATATCTCTTGGTAAACTTAAAAAACTTCTTGAAACTAAATTGTAACATCCTGTTCCATAATTAAAATATTTTAAAGCGTTATCAGGGTCCATCAATTGAGGACAGTCGGGTTTGATAATTGGGTTACCGTTTTCATCAGTACCATAACAACTTAACATAACCGCTTTTTCGCAATTGTTTACCGATTCCAAAACATTTGTAAATGGGACAAATGCCGATGAAGATTCATTATCTGAGTTACTTGGAAATTGTGTTATACTGTCTAACTCTTGTACACCTCCAGTATCAGATAATCTATAGATAGCAAATGTTGAATTTTGATGTAATTGGAAACTATTAGGACCTGAAATTTGTTCATTTGTAGAGGTCGGCATTCGATTTGACCTAACAACAATTCTATTTTTATTACTAAAATTCACAGTCGGGTATGTAGTTCCAGGCGATGTAATTGTTCGATATGAAGGTGAAAAATAAGCCATTGATGGGTCATTAGTTAATTTCATATCATTATTACCATTATTCTGACACTCACTATTATAATATTCTCTTCCTTCAATATATTGATAAACTGAACCACCTTCTACAACTTGTCCTATGTTATAATTTTTTGAAAAGTCTACTTGATAGATTGAGTTATTATTTTGAGTGTATAAATTCCAAGTTTGTACATTTGATTGAGGAAAATAAGTACCTTCATCATCCTCACAATCATTATCATTACCTGAACCTCCAGCCCCCTGTCCACAAGGTTTTATATTACTAAAATACCCTGTGAAAAAGTTTAGATTAGAAACTCTTTGAAACCCCGAACTAGTACCATACTGTGATGGTGTATAATTAACTTCCCCACCATTATATTCAGGTGGAACTTGTCCTCCAAAATTTTCAGTATCATATGACGAATAATATAAATGTAAATTACTTGTAAAAGGTATAAAAGTAGTTGAGTAATAATCAAACATATAACTTGGATAAAATATAGTACTACCAAATTCATCAACACTATTATTAGTTTGAAGTTGATTATGTCGACATTGAACTTGTTGTTGTTCTTCGTTCAAAATAGTTGAGGTATTTGGTTGGTATGGTATATTTAATTTAAAATATCCTTCCACGTAAACATCTGATTCACTAACACCTTCGGGTATATTCGATTCATCAATTTGGTAATATAACAAACTTCCTAACCATATTTTTTGTTTTACTCTAGGCGAATGAACGTCAACACCTCTCATAAGGATTGCATATTTATATTCATTTGATGAAACCAAATAGTTTTCAATATTCGCAAAATAATTAGCTCTACGGTGAAAACAACTAACAGTTGGGTTAATATTTTTTTGGAATCTAAAAAATTGAGTTTCATTTAAAATAGAATTCATTAAATCCGAAGGAAAATTAAGTCCTGTTAAGTCATATATATCATTTAAATTACCAGTTTTTAAGACTTGGAAATATTCTATGTCAGCCGCAAATGATGTAACAGCATTATTTTCAGTTATTGATGAAACATTATAAACTGTTTGTCTAGGAATTCCTCCACCTGATTCGTCATTTATAGGATGTTGTATAAATCCTGTAGTAGTAAAAGTTTGTAACCAATTGACCGTTATTTGAGCTCCAATACTACCAAGTGTATTTTGTGGTGTCACAATAGGAGGTGCCACAATACTACCTAAAGACGCAGGATAATCTTCGTTTCTTTTATAATTTGGGTCATTAGAAAGTGACGGATTCTGAAATGATAAAATTTCACCAACAGTTAAATCAATCCCTGGGTCTAACGCAATAATCATAGCATTATCCCAGTGAAATTTATTCGGGGAATTAAGTTCAGGTTCAATATAAACTTTTATACCTAAAGGTTCACTTTTATTCCCAATTTTAAAGTATCTACCAGGAAATGATAACATGTTTAACCTTTCTGAAAAAGGTAATGATTGGGAATAATAGTCAAGAGTAATAGTTCGAGTGACAGCATCAGGGTCAGTTACAATTGTAAACGAATCTTGAAGTTGTGGGGTTCTTTTTAAAACCCCTGATAATCCAGCATTACCGGCAATTAAATTTGGTGCGTAAACAAAATCACTTGGGTTATTAGTATAAGTTTGAAAACCTGTAGTATCCATTAAAACAGATGTCTGTTCTTCCTGTGTTTGGGTAAACTGAGCGATTAAATCAGTATCTGCCGTAACATCACCAGCTTTACAATTACATCTTTCACACCCATCTTCAGTATATAAAAGAAGAGGAAGTGTAATATTTTTCAAAGGATTTTCTCTTGATAAACTTCTAAAGTCAGAAGGTGGTACACAATTTAAAGATGCTCCTCCAAAAATATCTTGTATTCCCCTAACTATATTACAAATTATAAAAATTATTAACTGAACAACTAAAAGTATTATCGAAATAACTGGTAATAAAATTAACCATAGAAAACTTAATACGTGTAATAAAGGAACTAACCCTATTAACAAATTTTTAATAATTTCTAAGATTAAACTATTAAAAACATAATTAAATGTAATATTAACAAAAACATCATTTATAGGAAATTTGTTTTTTTCACCATTACAATTCGCATCTTGAATGTTTTTAATTTGTAATGTTTTTCCAGGTCTTAAACCTGTCGAATATCTATCAATAAGTTGACTTACAGTATACACCTTATTAAAATGTAACTCCATAAAAGTATCTTCACAATTTATAGCCTCCTCATAATTTGAATAATCATTCCAATCTAAACTAAAAGCGTATGAAGCTTCTAATAAAAATCTTTTATATCTAACCTCATAAAAAATAAAAGTTGAAGTTGTTTCACTATCAGGAGATTCCCATGATAAAATTAAATTAGGTAAACCACCAATAAAGTTGTTAGAAAAATTACGACTTAAATACGGAGTTCCGTCAGGATAAGTTATTTGTAAATTTTCAACATTTATAGTTTCTTGTAAAATAAAAACATATTGAGTTGCAACATTTTCATTTATTAAATTGTAAATATTTGTTTCAGTAATTCCTGCAGTGATTTCAACAGTAATCGTATCATATACAAAATCTTCTAATCCTGGGTCATCCAATAAATTTGAACTATTATATGTCCATCCGTATTCTTTGATATTAGGAACTAAAAAATAACCTCGTTTAGTTGACTCTGAAAGTTGTGGTGATTGGTTCCATTTTATTTTAAATCGATATTTCGCATTAGTTGGAATACCAATATTTGGATTATCACTTATTCTTCTATTACCTTCTTCATCAGTATAAACATAATCTAAATTCATAGGAACTTCAGTGACCCAAGTACCATCTTGGTCTATAACTTTACCATCGTTATCTAACCTATATTCTTCCAGTATTGGTAAACCAAAACTATCAACTCTAACTGTTTGTCTTATAGCTAAGATTTGACCTGGTCCAGGTATCAAATCACACATTGCACCTATACTTCTTTTTAAATTACAAATATCATCATTTGTATTAGTAACTTTAGTTCCGTCATTTGTTGAAAACATAGAACCGATAAAAACCGCAGTAGGTGATATCGTCACATTTTTTTCAGAAGTTAAATCAAAGTCAACTTGTTGTATTGAATAATCACATATCTCAGGTTCACCATAAAATGGTGAGACTTGTATTGTTTTTGAAATACTAATAATTTGAGGTAATTCATTATAATTTTCGGAAAATTTAAATCTTGTTCCGTCAACTTGTGATTCAGTTGCAAGACCCATTCTTATAAGGTCTTGTGGTGTCATTGAAAACTCTCCAATATCAGAAAGGTCGACTTGCATAAACAACGTCTGTTGACCTGTCGGGACTCCAAGTATCATAAAGTCACCAGAGTCGTTTGTACTCACTGTGAATCGATAATACTTATCATAAACTTCAATTACTGTCTTATTAATAAGAGCGTCAATCCTATCAGGAAAAGTTCCAACGGGAACGTGTCCACTATGAGATTGTGTATAAGGTAATAAATTGTATCTGTAACCATCCTCATTAATATCATTAATACTTTGATACGGATATAAAACTGAAATATCTTGATTTGTAATATCTAATTCATCAATAGGTATGAAAATAGATAAACGAGCGTTTGGTAATCCAAAACCATTATTACAAAAAACTCTACCACAAACAACACCATAATCAGCACAAGCTCGAGTATATAAATTATTAGGCGAAATCGTTAAAGACAATAACTCTAAAGTGTCGTAATTTTGTTCTAACTTAACCTGAATGGTCTTGTTTACCCCTAACTCTGTTCTAATTCTGTATGTTGATGACATGTGTGTTTTTAAATAAATATTTTAAACACACTTTTATAAAAATAAAGGATGTTAGCTAAAGTTAACAGCAGTTAAGTTCTTTACTATGATTCGAATATCTTTATTAGGATATCTCACATCATAAATTTGTGTTGGTTCAGCAAATATTGTATCGTCAATAAGTTCAATCTGTCTAGTATCACTATTCGCATATCTTTGTGAAGTTTGAGATGATGAATATTGTCCACCCACTTTATTGTAAACTTTAATATCTGTTACTGTTATTACCCCAACTTCTTCCTGAACTAATCTTCTTATTTCTGATATGTAGACATTTGAACCCATTTCTCTTGTTGATGGACTCATATAGTTTTGAACCTTTTCAACCAAGTTTGTAATAACTGTCCCCTGATTTTGACTAGCATCTAATACTACTGAGACATCAAATGCCAAATCAATTACATTGGCTGAATTTACAAAAATATAATCATTTATCATTCTGTAATTTGACAGGTAATTAGCAATATTACTTTGTAATGTATTTGACACATTACTTGATAAATTACCTTCGGTATCATAAGATAAAATATTAATTTTGATTTTGTTGTCTTCTTCAGTTATTGCAACTTTTGCCGGAGCCCCAAACATCGATGGCATTTTTCTTAAAATTGCTTCGTAGTCATTAATAGTTACAGCTCTGTTTTGTGATGCAAAATTAAATCCAACTAAGTTTCTAATTTCTTCGATTGTTGGAGCATTTGCTCCTCCAACTGCCGCAGTAACATTATTTACCTGAAGAGAGTTAATGGTATTTAGATTTTGTTGAGAGTTAGGACCATTCACAGAAAAATTAATTGTCCCAATTTGATTCATAACTCCAACACCTATATTACTTTGTAATCCACCTCCAACACGGTACTGAATGAACAATGTCGTAGTTGGTTTTAAAGTAGAACCTAAAGAAAAATTATTTTGATATTTTGAGATATCTAAAGTAATTCCGTTTAAAGCATATTGTCGTAATAATTCATCCGTAGATTGATTACCACCACCAAAAGTTAATTTAAGAAACCCCTGTGGTGTATATTCACTAATAAATCTTTGATTTGTTTGTAAATATTTTCCAACTTTAATACCAGGATTATCAGATGTTTTAGTAGTATCAGGTATAAAAATTCTATCCTCAGCTAAAGCTTGTACTTCATACCATCTATCAACTGTTGATAAAAATTCTTGAGCCGATGGAATATTTGTAAAATTATTTCCGTTCTTTAAAAGAACACTTGTGACACCTAAAACATTTTGTTCAGGTAAAAATACTTCTAAAAATGGTCTTGAATCTGTTTGTGATATAACCTTTTTAAATACTCTTGTTACACCATTTACAACAGGTTCTCTTTTTAAAATAGTATAATTCACTAAACTACCATTAGCATTAAAATTTGGGATTTTTAACCTGTTTGGGAAACCTTCTGAATTGTATTCAGAAGCAAAATCAATATCATATAAAGTTTCAAACGTTTGGCCAGCGCCTAAAACTTGACTTCCTCTACGTAAAACACCACAATATTGTAAATTTTCAGAATCACCATCTACAGGAACTGTAATAGAAAAATCACAAAGAGCAATAGAAGGTCTTAATCCCGGTATTTTTAAACCATATGTTCTTGCTATGTTATAAACAGATATATCTTTTTGAGCATATTGTAGAACAGTTTCCTGTAATGCTCTGTCAATATTAAAATTTAAATTATCCGTAACCGCCGCGTTTAAATCTAAAAACACTGAAAAAATCGAAGCGTCGTTAACATTTTGAATTAAATCAGGATAATAAGTTTGAACATAATTTATTAATTCTAATCTTATCGCTTGGAAATCCCTTGTAGTATATGATATTTGTTGTGCCATTTTATATATTAATAATTATAAAGTCCGAAGTATTAAATACTCCACTAGTAATATTATAATTTATTGTTACCTTTGCAGTGTGTTCGTTTATTGCCAAATCAGGTAAAGTTAATTCTCCCGTTTCAGGGAAAGTAGTCGCTAAATCTGATTGTCCATCAGGTGATATAATTGGTTCAACTTTAACTGATGTGATTTGAAGATTAGGAATATACGTAGTTACCGCATCCTTTATTTCCGTTTCAATCTCGTTAAATGTTGGTCCGTCAAGTGGTTCAAAAATATATTCATATAATCGAGTTCCAAAATTTGGTAGAAAATATCTACTTCCTTTTCTTGTTAATAACAAATGAATTAAGTCGGTTTTAATTTCGTCTTCACTAAAGTCGGTTAAATCTAAATATTTACCGTCAAAAGAATCTCTGAATGGAAATGTTATACCGTATGTTTTACCTTGAGCCATATTTCATAAATACTATGAAAATAAAAATCCCGACCTAGCTCGGGATAACACATCGGATTTTTTTAAGAAGAACATCCAAAACAATCAAATTCACTATTTTCAGGTTTTTCAGGTAGATTCATATAACTGTAATCAACCTTTGGTGGTTCAGGTGTTGGTTTTGGTTTGTTAATTTTTGATACGTCCATAGCCAAGTGTTTAGCTCCCGTTGAGATTGCTCTTGTTCTAACGTAATAACAAAGTGTTTTCAACCCTTTTTCCCATCCGTAGAAATGTGATGATGAAATCTTTGACAATGTTGGGTTTGACATGTAGATATTCATTGATTGTGATTGGTCAATAAATGGTGCTCTATCTGCCGCCATCTCAATCAATTCTCTTTGTGAAATTTCCCAAATTGTTTTGTATTTCTTAATTAAGTGTTCAGTTCTTTTAACTTTGAAGTTATATCTCTTGTCTTCTTGGTCAAGGTAATTATTGAAATTAATATTTTGAATTGAACCTTCGTTCATGATAATTTCATTCTTTAAGTCCTCAGACCAAATTCCAATCTTCTCAAAATCACTAATCAAATACTTGTTAACAATCATAATCTCTCCACCAACCACACGTCTGTTAAAGATTGCTGAGTGAGCGGGTTCAGTCATTTCATATGAACCTGTAATCTTAGCTGAAGATGCTACAGGCATTTGAGCCGTAAATAATGAGTTACAAACTCCATACTTACTAACATTTTGTTTAAGAATTTCCCAAGGCCATCTTTTAGATAACTCATCTTCTTTCAATCCCCACATATCAAATTGAAATACTCCTTGTGACATCGGTGACCCTTCAAAGTGAGCATATGGTTCATACTCACCATCCATACACAATCTGTTACTTTCAGTGATTGCCGCGAAATAGATTGTTTCAAAAATCTCTTTATTCAATTTACGTGCTTCTTCAGATGTAAAGATGTAATCCATCAAATAGAATACATCTGCTAGTCCTTGAGTTCCAATAGCAATTGCTCTTTGGTCCAATCCACCCTTATGTCCCTTTTCAGTTGAATAACTATTAATATTAACTACTTTATTCAATGCTCTAACAACCTTACGAGTTTCATCATACAATCCTTTAAAATCAAACTCACCATCTTTTACATAGTTCTTTAACACCATAGATGAAAGAGTACAAATTGCCGTTGTATTTTCGTCAGTATATTGGTAAATCTCATTACAAAGGTTTGATTGTTTAATAACACCAATGTTCTGATGGTTTGTCTTTCTGTTAGCACTATCTTTAGAACATAGATATG